TTGAGTTCCATTGTGACCCGCGTACCTCTGTAGCTTTCTTTACACAGGAAATCATAATATCCTTTGTGAGTTTATCCGGATAATCCTCTTTAATTGCGGCAATACATTCTCCAAGTCCCGAATAATAAACGGATGGTTTGTCACTGCGGATGAGGAAGTCCGTGTCGGTTTGCACCAACATTTCCTCCATCCACACATACATGGTATGGTCAGAAGCCAAATTTTCAAAAGTATATTCTGAGACTGCCCCTTGACTCACTTGGTCAACATTCAGCTTCTGCACTTGATACCCGTCTTTCGGAACAATCTTAATGGTCACACTTCCTGTTTTTGCGACTGTAATATAATAGTTACTTTTATCTTCCGATTCCACGACGTTTATAATATCTCCTGTAGCGGAAATCGTACATTGTCCAACATTAGCCGGATTTATGGAAATTCGTATAGAAATAGTCTCTAAAACACCTCCCTTAGCTTTGATGACTTGATTAACCTCATCCCAATATATTGTATCATTATCAATATATTTTCGGAGTTTATTTATAACCTCATCATCCCATTTTTCCCAACCTTCGTCTGTACACGAACGAATGTATATACCATTAAATTCATAACGTATTTGCCGGATATCACCGTCATTGCTAACAACCAAAATTCCTTTGATCTCTCCGCTACCAGCTTGTATGCTATACAGGTAATATCCCGACTTGTCTATGTGATCAAACTCTGATTCCGGTATCCCTCCAAGATCAGTAAACACACAACTACCGCCACCTTCTCCTAACTGGCCTACAATATCCACCAATAATCCCCCAACACGTGAAGCCGTATTACGACCAAGCCTGGTTTCATCCCTTATTTCTTTTGCACGATCTATTAACTCTGCCATAATCTTTAATTATTAGACATTTACAATCGGACATGCTGCTAAATTCTCCACATAAGCTTCTTCTATGTTGACTTCAACACCTGTTTCAACAGTTTCCACATACGTTTTAAAAGCTGTTAGTCTTGCTTGATAATCATCCACTGCCAATTTAGCCAAGGCATCCACAGTTATGGCTGCATAATTACCAAACGCTTCATACATCTTGTATACCTTCGGATATCCGTTTACTTCGATACCGCCTACTTGTTTGGTTACGGTCAGTTCCGTACCCCTTTGCATTCCTGTATTTATTTCACTCATGATGTCATCATTTTACGAGATAGAGTATAGTCATACTCTTTATCTTCCGTTATACTTAATTCTTCATTACGTATATAGTTTCTTACGGGAATATCAACCTCTGGATATTCAAAGATTAATTCTCCGATAAATCCTTTTGGTAACTGCAAATTATATGCTTTTACAAAAACCTCACCATTTGACTTCTCTTCAAACGAATATGTAATATTCGATGCCGTCGGATATGTAGACGTAATTACTATTTTTCTGTATCTATAGCCTATCTCCGCCGATATGAATTCTGGATAAAATTTTGCAGTAATGACATTCGCCAGGCGGCTGTATTTTTCGCAGATACCCCCACTCCAAACACAGTCTATATTTGCCAATTCGCAAACAAAACCCGTCCATTGTGCTGTTATTGCAATCCCAGCATTTTCATAACCGTATGATTTCCCTGCCAACTTATACCTGTCCA